CATCTGTATAAAAGATATTCCATGCTTTGCGAGTAAAGGTCTTAAATACTGAACAAGTTTATCAAATGAGGTATATTTATACCCATATCCAGTACTGTCTTTAGAGATATCTTTAATCTCTTTCTGAACTGCAAGCTGAGCTGCAGCTATATTCTTAATGGAATCGGACATTGTTTTGTCAAACCACATTATTCCTCCTTATTTTTTCTTAGTGTTAAATCTGCTGTTACATATGTGATTATATGGACACAGATTGCATTCCCAGCACGAACCATTTGCTTCAATAGGTGCCATAGGAACTCCGTATGTAACTCCTGGTATCATTTCATCAGGACTTCCTGTTTCATCTATTGCATTCCACAAATCAAGCCAGTACGCTTCTGCTTCATCAATCCAACCTCTATCTACTTCAATAGGGGGTTTCATGGTACTGTTATCTTTGTTATACCAACAGAGATACATTTCTACATCATCTGATGTATCAACTAATGCAAGTCCATATGAACCAAGTTGCATTTTATAGTTTATATCTAAATTAGGGTCAGGTTTGAAATTCTTTGTAGTGCGTCCAAACTTTTTCCTCCATCTATATCCTGCAACAGTCTTTAAGTCAAATACTCTTGAGATACCATTTTCTTGTTCAAGAATATCTATATGACCTATGACCTTCAACCTTGGAATCTTTACTTGTTTTTCAACGTATAACTTTGATTCTGAGGTCTTTCTATACAACTTTACTGCTTTTGCCACATCCTCATGTACGATAGTTCCAAGTCTTAATAGTCTTGCAACTCTATCGCTAAATCCTTGAGGTTCAATGTTGAGATGTTTATAGTATTGTTTCTTAAAACAATAACCAGCAGATGACGCTCCAAACCAGCCTTCATACTTTTCATATTTACGACTGTGGTCATCTCTGTGGGAAGCTATAAAGTCAGCATATACCCTTTCTAGGTCAAGCACTAGGCTCTATGCTTTTTTTTCGGAGTCCCAGGGTCCAGACGTATCTGCATCATCTTCGATACGCTCTGAAAACTGGATACTTAGGTAGGGGTCACCTTTCTTTGTGCGGGATTTCCATAATGATACCATTAATTCTTTATCCATTATAGTTACGGTACCACCGAAGTCAGGTTGCTTTTCACTAGTCTTTTCACGAACAAATGCAGCACCTTTGCCGACTTGATTGTATTTTGCCATGTGGCTATTCTCCTTATTTTAGAGGGTTTGTTAAGTAGTAAATTTACGAAATATCCGAGGATTTTCAAAGATATAAGAGAGGGGCAACAGTATTCACCACATTGTAGCAAATGGAGGAAGGGTTAATGATAACACCCTCTGTCACCCCCCAAAATGTCACCGCTATTCGCCTAAATAGCCTGCGTATTCCATTCCAGGCTCATCATAAAACCATGATATATCAAGACTTGGGAATTTGTCCTTTATGTATTCATATACACCTACAGGAGGACCCCAAGCTGTTGCAAATTCAAGGTTTATAAATTCATCATCATTGTTTTTATCCTCAGCCTCTATATCCCACTTCGTTCCCCAAACAGCATTAGACCAATCATACCAATCTTTATATCCATGTTTCTTTATATTTTGATCTTGCTTTATTTCCAAATCTACTTGTTCAAATGTTCCTTTTCCCAAACTACCAGCTGTAATATTAAGCTCTTCAGGCATTGGCATTAGGTTAGCGAATTGAAATTTACCATCCTTAAAGGCTGCCTCACGAAATGTTTTTATATCTTCTGAGTCGCCACTTATTGATACTCTGTTTTCACACCAATTTGGCATTATTATTTTTCTCCTTCATATGTTGAATCTCTCCATACAAAGGTTACATCAGAACCAATTCTTTCATATACATATGCTCGTGCATCAACTATACTATCTATTGAATCAGGAACCATAAGATATCCATCCTCTGACACTGTCACATCAAATGGCTGTGTGAACTCTCTAGTATAGGTAGAATCGTCTTTATCTGTTGAGTCGACCTTTACTTCCACTTCTTCTAAATAAGCCTCTTTCTCAGCCTTTGCAACTAATTCAGCTCCAAATGCCTCAACTTTAACTTCACTAGTGTCAACTGTATCCACCTCTACTTCAACCATTTCTTTAACTACTTCTTCCACTACTGGTTCAGGTTCTACCACAGTATCAGGTTTTATAACCGGCTCAGGGGTAGGTTCAGGGTCAGGCCATTGACCTATTGGTTGTGGTTCGGTATCAAATACTAGTTCGTGAGCTTCAAACTCTTCTTGTGGGTCCATAGTACTGCCTAAGTAAAATAAACATCCTATTATTGCGATAGCGACTGCTGTATTTACTATATGTGCATATGTGTTTAAGAAGTCTTTCATTACTTCCTCCATTTTGTTTATTAATCGTTAAAAGAAGATGAAGGCGCCCCAATATTAAATCAGGGCACCTCCATATTAACCTACTAGACTCTGCCTTTAAGGATAGACCACAACAACTTTAGTTTGCTGTGTTTCATCTTTAATAACATTCTGTAATACTTCTTTTCAAAGTATACGGCGACTTCCTTTCGCATCAATTTGATGTCATGGTCGTCAGTCATTTTGTAGATGCTAAGTGGAAAGCTGTATTAACCAGGTTGTCAACAGCATCTTTTAATTTAGATGCCATATCTTCGAGTCCTTCCTGGTTTACCCATATTTCCTGAGTCTTAGCAGATTTAGGGGCTGTTGTTTCACGCCAGTGATCATTATATTTGTGAACATTAAATTCACAGCTAATTACATCGGCTACAACAGTTTCGTTGAGATTAAGAACAGTGCCGACTTCAGTATTTGTGAAATCAACATGTTTAAGGGCTTTAACCTTATCACAAACAATCTGAGTTACACCCAAATTATTTGAGACTGTTTTGAAGGTCCGAGAGTAATCAAGCATATCTTGATATTTAATCTCTCTTGTCCTTGCCCTATCTCCACTACTGGGATTGTAGTCTAAAGCACCTATGCCTTTGCATTTGCTTAGAACAGAAGACAGTGTGCCTTCTTTATACCCGGTAGTCCAACTTCTGATATCACTATATGGATACCAGACACCTACAATCATCTTTGTGTTCAGAATTTCTACTATCTTTTCTTGGATAGTATTGTTTCGAGGTCTGTACATTAGAGTTTCCTCCCTTTCTTACGATTGTGTATTACATTGCCAGCACCGTGCTAGCAAATTCTTTATTACCTGCCTATCCAACTGCCATCATTTGGGTCACAAGGCATTATTGATGGTTCAGGCATATCTGTATGATCCATTAATTTTAATGTCATCTCAGATACAGATTTAATTTTATGGTTCAGGTTTATAAGTCCTTGCTGTATTTCAACTACTTCAGATATAAGCTTATTCATATCTTCTATAAGCTCAATTACTTGTTTATCAGTTAACATCATTGTATCTCCTCCTTATTTTCAGGATTATCTTTCATTCCATCGGCTATTGCCATTAAAACATATATTGCTGCTATTGCTATGAGTGTAATTAGTTCCATTTGCTTGATTGATCCTCCTTTAACATATCCATTAATCGCCTTATTCTAGTCATAGATGTAAATATACGCATCATTAATTCTGATTTAGATGCAGCTATTCCATCTTTTAAGTCCGGTGGTAATTTACCATCGTTATCGAGCTCTTTAGCTGCCTCGGTGAACATTAGAAGTGACAAGTCGTCAAGTCTTCTTTGCAGTATCCTTAATTCATCAGGAAGCATTTTATCAATAATTGCATTGTATTTCATAAAATACTCCTTTAATTAGGTATATTATTAAAGTTATCAGTATCATATCCATTAGAAGCGTCAGGGCCAAAATATCTATCAAAGTCTGCCTGAACCTCCATATACTCATCCATATCCAGGTCACCTATCCAATCTGACATTATTGTTGCTGATAGTTCAGCCCATAGCATACAAAACTTTTCAAGTGTTTCTTCCTTTATGATGTCACTGCGTCTTATCATACTAACGCTTACTCTAATAAGGTGATTAAATAGAACCACCTTCTGCATCTTTTCTTTTTTACTAATTCTGGTCATATTATTTCAGCTTCCCAATCATTCTCTGCATTAGAGATGATTCTTTACGCCGTTCTTCACCAAGTGCCATATTTATCAGTCCTCTGACCTCTTCCTTAGTGAACAACTTAGTATTCAGGTAGTATTTACTTTTACAGTAGAAGGTGAATGCACCTCCTAAGAATCCTACTACAAACAGGGCAATGTGCTCTATACTGAGTATCACCATTTTGTAGATGTCCATCGTATTATCCATTATTTTCCTCGCTTTCGCTTTTGTGTTGTTATGGATTATCCAATTAAATATCCCTACCCATAGCACAAGATATGTGACTATGAGTATCCCAATAATTTGTTGAGTGGTCATTTTGTTATCCTACTCAATTCTTTTGCAACTTCATCAGCTGTCTTACCGCCAGTATCAATAATAATAGTTCCTTGCTCTGCAGCCTTCTTTATTATACTTTTGAAGACGCCTTTACATTTAGTACATCTACAGGCTACTGCGTGTTGATTCTTATCATTGAAGCGTTCATCAGTTATCTCAATAATATCACCAACCTTTGATTTAGATGTATCAAGGTCCTCAGGTATAGAGAATGGATTTATCCATACCTCTTCAACTATACCGGTGATGTTGAGCTTCTGCTCTACTTGAAGATAATAGGCAAACTTGCCGTTTATTAAGGGTCTTTCCCATATTCCAGTGACTGTGTATCGCATTAGTTGTCCTCCTTATGCTTACGGGTGTATTCATCGACATACATTGTTATCCTTGACACCTGATGGTGTATGATCTTCACAATGTTCAGAAATGTTTTATATATATTAGATATCACCCAGCTCCCTCGCTTTCCTCTTTAGTTCAACCTTTATCTTTTTCCTCCTCACTTGTTTCGAAGTGCGTCCAGCTATAGATAATTCTTTGTTCTTTAGCCGTCTTTTTCTTTTGCGGTGCTTTGCTTGTTTGTTTGGCATTGTGTTGTCCTCCAGACTTATCTGATTGCCCAAGGTTACTGTATCCATATATGTCCCAATGGTCACACTCTTTACAACAATATTCTTTGTGTCTTAGTGCTTCGTGTACTTTACTCATTGGGTTCTCCATTAATAATTTATAGGCCGAGCCTAAATAATAGATAAGACCTCAACCCTAGTGTGATTTACACGTACGGCTGACCGAAGTTTGTTAATGAGGCCTTACCTATATTTTAGAGGCATTTTAGTGTAAGGAGCCTCTATACCTTGTTGACCTACGGAGAGTCACTAACTCTTGTTCTAAGAACTACACCGCAATGTTTGGGAAGGCCACTTGTTATGGTCGTGTGGGCAGTGACGACTGCTATCTTCCCTTTACAGCTGAGAACGCATCAGAGCCAGTCAGCCTATTACATCACTCAAGGCGTTCATATGCAATAACCTGAATTATTAAGCAGTTTAACGTCTTGCTTAGGACGGGATACGCGGACAGCCACCTGAACAACGAGTCTTATGCCATGTATTTGGATTAGTCACTGTTATCCTCCTGATTTGATTCACTTGCAAATTCTGTCTTCATAATTTCTTCTTTGGGTCCATAGGCTATAACTGTGCCTACTAGCCATCTAAATGCTCTCTGCTCTGCTTTATTCATTTTATGAACATTTGTTTGAACAACATAGCTATCCAATAGTATCCAAATATGTTTTATTAAAAGGAGTTCATAGTGTTTGTCGTCCATCACTCACCCTCCTTGGCGAGCAGCCATAATTTCTTTACTTCAGCCTTAGGTAATACCATTAGATGACTGAACTTAATATCTTTGCGAGATGCTGACAAATCATCAGCTATCTGCCACTTATACTTAAATGGACAACCATCTACATTTAATGATATCCATTCATTAGCATTTGCCTCATTCCACGATGCCCATATTGCTACAGGACCTACAGTGCCAATCACTGCCAATAGTATCACAATGTAATCTAACATTAGCGTATCCTCCACTTATTATGTTAATGACCAAGTTACTTATTAAATATTGTTATTATAGATTAGATATATACCTGCTATCTGAGGAGCTTCTTTTTTAAATTAATAATCCCCCCCAATGCCCCGATGGGGCACTGAGGGAGATACCGGAGTGATTAAGCCTCTTCGATTACAAGTCCGAGTTCTTCATCGGTGAAGTTGAATTGTTCTGCGTCCGAGAAGGTGGAGTTGTCAGTCATCAGTTGTTTCTGTTGGGCTTGAAGGGCCTTTGATTTAAGTGTGGCCTCATCCATGTAGAGAGTGCTTTTGGATGCTGGGTCCCATCGTACTGCGTAGGTGCCGTCTTCAAGTGCCGCTACAAATACGTCTGTTGTTCTGACGTCGTCGCCAAAGTTATGCATAATAATCATTATTAATCCTTTCATGATTAATGGTTTTCAACTAAAAGACCAATTTCCATAATCGGTCTTTCCAATTTTGAGGTCAAATATGGTTGTACACTAAAATCCTATAATTTTTGTAGGATTCACTTGGTCATTTGAAATATCTCTTATTGTACTATATATATAGTATATTATATATAGTATAGTATATAGTGTTAGCTATATACTCGTATGGGCCTGTGGGTTCTATGGTAGAGCATATAGCTTTAGTGGGGGGAGGTTGTAAGGAGGGGGGAGTAAAGGCCTTGATTAATATGTCTTTTGCATATTAACATTAGTTATTATGGTTGATGTCATAGATTCATTAAGCGACCTCAGCGAAGAAGACATTGAAGAAGCTCTAAAGCAGATATCAAATAGCACTAGCGAGGATATGATCCCTATTGAGATAGACGGTGTTGTCTATGATATACCATTACCGGTACAATATTTAATTGATAATTTAGCTTTACAAATAAAAGAGATGTCAAGTTATGATGGCGTGGTAATGCCTAATTAGATGGAGTACCAAAAAATAAAAGGAGTCAAACATTGCGTATATGACCACATAAGTGAGTTTTACAATGACCATCCAAACGAGACGCCTCTAAAAAACTGGCGTGAAGCTAAAGAAGGTGACTGGGTATGGAGCGACGACGGTCGTATTGTCCAAATCCTCAAATCGTCACCTATCAAACACCCGAATGACAGACGAAACTATAAATATTGTAAAAGTTATATTCGCACTGTTGTTGGTTCGTTTTTATGTTTGCCTAAGACATATATGGATACTGATTTTTCCCAACACAAAAATAGGTATACATTCTCAAAATCCATTAAAGATACAAGAAAACAGATTTATAAACGGAAAGTACCAACAAAAAAAGAAAAGATATTTGCGACTAATATTGCAGTTGGTCTTGGGGCGGTTAAAAGCTATATGGATGCGTTCAGCGAAACCAACTCATATAAAGCGCAAAAGAAAGCAGCAATCCTATTAAATCAAGAGAGAGTTATGAAAGAAGTAGAAAAGTCAGTAGTTGATGTAGCGAAGACTATGGGAATTGACCATGAGTATGTTCTTGAGAAGTTGAAGTGTTTAGCGGATGCATCTCCTGAAGATCATATTGTATTAAATGCTACAAAAGAGTTAGGTAAAGCTATAGGTACTTTAGGTACTACTACCATAAAACAGAAAGAACAAGGTATTATAGGGCTATTCAGTGGATTTGAACCAGACCAATTAGAAGCTGCGGAAAGGCCGAAAGAGTTAGAAGAAAATAATATAAAAGAAGGAGAATAATATGGTTTGCTGTCCTTATTGTGGAAGCACATACGGTAGAAAGAAAGGTATCAGAAGGGATCATCAGAGGTACGAATGCTACTCTTGTGGGAAGTATTTTCAAAAGCCTGTTGAGTATGAAGAAAACGAACTCCCTAAGATACTACTGCTTGATATTGAAACAAGTTTAATGAAAGTATATGTGTGGGGTTTGTATAAACAGCGTATCCCTCATCAAAATATAATCTCTGATTGGTATGTATTGTCTTGGTCGGCTAAGTGGCTGTATGATGATGTTGTCCAAAGTGATGTAGTTACCCCTGAGGAAGCTGTCATCGGTGAGGATAAAAGGGTGTTAAATTCAATATGGAAGTTATTAGACGAAGCTGATATAGTTATTGCTCATAACGGTGATAGGTTCGATTTAAGGAAGTTGAATTGGAGATTTATCAATAAAGGTATAAAACCTCCTACTTCTTCAAGGACGATTGACACTTTGAAAGTAACAAGGCGTGAGTTTGCTTCTCCTTCGTATAAACTTGATTTCCTTACTCATAATTTTAAATTGCAGACAAAGATCAAAACTAATTTCCAGCTTTGGGTGGATTGTATGGCAGGAGATAAGGAAAGTTTAGATAAGATGGTGGATTATAATATGCGTGATGTGGATGCATTAGAAGAATTGTATCTAAGGGTTCGGCCTTATATCAAGAACCATCCTAATATTGGAATATTGATGGATGATGATATATGTCCTACTTGTGGAAGCAGGCATCTTCAGGAAACAAATTCTGTCTATTTAACTTCAGCTAATAAGTTCCCAGTTTACAGGTGTGAGAAGTGTGAAACTCCTTATATCAGAGGTAAAAGAAATATTGGTGACTATAAAACACAGATGAGAAGTGTGTCGAAGTGAGATCATACCAAAGTAGTAAGAGTTCAGTATTAGATAGGACAAGGAAAAGGAAGATTAAAAAGACAAGGCAGGGTTCTGGTAGAGGGACTAAAAAGAAGTATAGAAAATACAGAGGACAAGGAGGTAAGAGAAGATAATGAATTATGGAGGAAGATATTTAGTCTTTTGGAAAGAGATGAAGGTAGATGGTACTGATGCACTTATGAGGTCTTTTGATACAACTATAGAAGCAAAAGCATATATTCAAGGTTGTGTAGATTCTGTTGTAACTTTCACTAAAGGCGCAAACGAGTCTAAATTGTTAAGTGAGTTTGAGATAAGAGATGTAAATGATGAACATAAATAGTCAATCCATGTCAGATGCTGAAAAAGCATTGAAGTTAGCTAGTAAAGACTTGATATCGTTTGGTAAACTATTTCTTCCTGAAGACTTCAATCGTAGTGAAACTCCTTTCTTTCATTATGAGATAGCTGATGTTATAGATAATAAGGAGGTTAAGCAGACGGCTATTATTATCCCAAGAGGTCATGGAAAGACTGTATTGACTAAGGCTTCTATATTAAAAGATTTCCTGTTTTGTAGTAAAGATGACTTTCTATTCTATGCTTGGGTATCTGCTACTCAGAAGCTCTCCGTAGGAAATATGGATTATATAAAACATCACCTTGACTATAATGACAGAATAAAGTACTATTTCGGTGCTACTAGGGGAAGTAAGTGGACAGAAGAAGATATAGAACTTGCAAATGGATGTAAACTTATAAGTAAGTCTAATGTAGCGGGTATTCGTGGAGGAGCGAAGCTTCATAAGAGATATGACTTGATAGTATTAGATGATTTTGAACATGAAGCGAATACGATTACAAGGGAGGCGCGTGATAAGAATGCGAATCTTGTCACTGCCGTTGTTTATCCTGCACTTGAGCCTCATACTGGTAGGCTCCGTGTTAATGGCACTCCCGTACATTATGATTCCTTTATTAACAATTTGCTTACTCAGCATTCAAAGGCTACTAAGGATGGGAAGGAATTTGCCTGGGAAGTAATTACATATAAAGCATTGCAACCAGATGGAACGCCTCTCTGGGCATCATTCTTTCCCAGTAAAAAGCTAAAGGAGAAGAAGAAGTTTTATTCTGACTCTGGTCAGCCTCAGAAGTTCTATCAAGAGTATATGATGGAAGTGATGAGTGAAGAAGACGCTGTATGGACGAGAAAGCATATAAGGTATTGGGAGGGGTATTATAAAAATGAAGATGATGTTAACTACATAGTTATTGATAGCGGTCTTGACACACAAGAAATACCAGTTAATATTTTCATCGGCTGCGATCCTGCCACAGATATCGATACAAAGCACGCAGACTTTAGTGTTATTATGGTTGTTGCTATTGATGTTAACAACAACTGCTACGTACTTGAATACGAGAGGCATAGGTCTATTCCGACTATTGGGTCGAAAGACCCATCAACCGGGGCTATTCTGGGACGTAGTGGAGTCGTTGATTATATTATTTCTTTGTACGGTAAGTATAATTGTGTTTCTGCAACTGTTGAAGACGTTGCTATGAATAGAAGTATATTTCAGGCTATGAATGATGAGAGGCGTAGGTTAAATAGGTTCGATATATCAGTTATTCCTGAGAAACCAGGCGGCCAAAACAAGAGAAATCGCATATATTCAGGTCTTTCAGGCCGTTTTAGCATGGGAACAGTCTTTTTACGAACAAATATGTTTGATTTGATTAACGAAATTATTACATTCGGGCCAAAAATGTCTCACGATGATACCATTGAGTCACTTTATTATTCAACTGTGCACGCTTTTCCTCCAAATATGAAACAAAATGAAGATAAGAGGAAATGGTATAAACCAAAGCGTAAAGCAAAAAGCTGGATCGTAGCATAATGTCAACTGGAAATAATAGCCCGAAAACACTTACATCTTACCCTGGTTCATCTTTTACTACAAGTCCTAGTTTAGCGATGAGAGCTTTAGCTCAGAGTAGAGCTTTAGATGGAGGATATCAAAAATCAAGTACAATGTGGAATCAGGTGACTAGAAATAGGTATCCATCTGGTAAGATGAAAGTTATAGGTTCAGCATCCTCAAGAGAGCGTGACCCTGGATTGCAAGGTGATTTATCTTATATGCAGTCTATATATGACCTTTTAGGTATGAGGTTTACAGGTGGTGGAGGCTCGGAATCTTTTAAGGCTACTCCATTTACTAAAGGCAGTTTTGCATTTCCTATAGGTAAAGCTACGGTTAGTGGTGATTATGAAAGAAGGAGGTCAGGTCACGGATTGCGTAATTATGATTTTAATGTTGGAATATCTGTTCCTCTTGATTTAAAGTGGGGTAAGAGGAGATAGTTTATGACGTCTGATAATTGGATGAAAAAATATACTGGGTATTTAAAAGATGTTGAGGGTAGTGTTATTCATGGTGGTAAACATGTGCCTTATCAAGACGCAGCTGGCAATTGGACTATTGGATATGGTAAAAGAATTAGTAAGAATGATCTTGGAGAAGGAAAGATTCAGAAAAAAAAGCATGGTGGTAGTACAATAAATATTTGGGTTGGAGGAACGTCTTGGGATGAGAAAAAGGCAGAAGAGGCTCTTCATCGAGAGGCTACTTCATCATTAAAGTATGCTGAGTTATATGCTGGTAATCGTGGATTTGATTGGAATAAGGTATCTGATAGACAGAAATATGGACTTGCAGATTTCATGTATAATCTCGGTCCTACTAAAATGAATACTGGTAGTTTTAAAAATACAATGAGAATGTATCTTAGTGGAGAGAATGTTGTGTCTCAGGGGTTTCATAGGAGATATACTACAACTAGTAAAGGAGCGGTTGAATTGAAACAAAGAAATAAAAAATGGAAAGAA